TTCACCAGAGTTATCAAACTCAGATTGCAAGTCTTGCATATTCAAACCAGCGCTCTCTGCTGCTTTATTTGCAATTTCCAAATCATCCGGCTTTGCCTCTTGTTGTTTTGGTTCAGGAGTTTCTTGAGGCTTAGGCTCTCCTAATTTTTTCTCTAACTCAGCATACGACTTTGCTAAGTCTTCAACTGAATTAAATTTTTCAGGCAAGCCTTCTGGCTTACTCTGTTCAACCTGTTCTTCAGGTTTCTCAGCAGTAGTTTCTGCTTCTTTAATTTCTACTTGGTCTACCATTCATCATTCCTTTGGTTATGTTATTAGCGATGCCCGGAACAGATTTAGCTGCAGCATCTGTAGCTGCACCCATCATTTGTTCGTTCATCATTTGGTCTTGTTGAGCCATCATCTCTGCTTGCATTTGCTCGTCTGATTTAATCAATCCTTCAGTCTCTATGCCTAAACCTGTTGCAATTCTTTTAATCAAATCACTTGGGTTTAGTGTTTGCATAACTTGAGGGTTGACCTGTGCTAGGTTTACAAACTCAGCGATGAACTCTCTTAATTTTTGTAAGTCATTGCCACGACCTAAAGCTTCTATGCCTGTAATAATCGTTGGCTTGACAGACCCCTTTGGTAAAGCAGGTATCTCTTTAGTTTGAGACATCCGCTTCATCAATAGTTGTACTAATGGCAGTTGGAACTCTAATGATAGCAATGAATAGATACCACCCATTGCAGTCTCTAGTTGCTCTGCCATAAATCTTATTTCTTGTGCTGTTACTCTTTCAGCTTGTCTTTGTATAGCTGTATGTAATAAGAAAGCAAATGATAATCTTTCTTCTAATTTTGCTATCATTCTTTCTACAACTTGTAAATCAAATTGTTTTTGTGCTTGTAGTACAGACACATCTTCTGCTGTACCAGTTATAATGTCACCATTTCTACTTAATGATAAATCTTTTTTTCTTGTTACTGCATTAGGTCTTACAAGAAATACTACTTTACTAGAAGCCGCCGCAGATTCTACAAGTGATTGTGATAATCCTTCTAAGCTCTTCAAATCGCCCAAAAACTCTTCAACATATCCCCTGCCGTAGTCTTCATTATCAACTCTAATCATTCTTAGAGCTTGATATGGTAATCTGTCTTTTTTAAATTTACCAATAGTAGATGGTATCTTAATACCATTAGCTTCTTGACAAACATAAAATTCATCATTTGGTAATTTATAAACGTGTGTATATAATTCTACTTCTTCATCTTTTTTGTAATTAGGGTCAGACATTATTTGTGCGGCAATGTCTTTATCTAATGCCATTACGCTCATTTTTTCTTGAACAATAATTTCACAAACATTACCTGAACTATCTCTTTGACAAATGTATTGACTTAATGGAAATACTCTCATGCTACCTTTTTTAGGTAAATAAGTAAGTACATTACCTGCAACAATTAAATGTTTTAGTGCTTCAAATACAGATACTCTTAATGCTAGTTGTTCTATTTTATTAGATACTTCTCTTTCAATAGTAGCTAAAGATTTTTCTACTTCTGATTTTAATTCTGCTCTTTGTTGTAAATCTTCTTTTGCTTTACCTGCAATAGATAATCTAAAGAATGGTGAGTTTGGGGGAAGTAATAATAATAAAAGTTTAGAAGCTAAATTGTTGACTCCCCTAGCTCCTACTGATTGGAAGGGGTTATATAAATCTGATGAGTCTGTAAAACCATCAGGTTGAATAAGAGACGGAATAGTTAATTCAGAGCACTCTTCTGCTCTATCTAAAAAATGTTCTCTATGTTGTTTTAGTTTAGAATAACGCTGTCTTGCTGTACCTTGTGTAAAATCGTTATCCATGTATTCCATTTATTAAGAAATATTTAAGCCAGAACCAGTTGCTACGTTTACACCTGAAGTAGTTTGTAATGAGCTTGTTCCTGATTTTTTAACTTTTTTCTTTTTCTTTTTAATGTCTTGCTCGTCTGCTGTAACCAACTGTGGTGATAATTCTTCACCTACTGTCTGTGATGTATTCACAGGCATTGGCGGAGCAGGTTGTGGAGCAGGGACTTTAGGTCTGCTAGTACACATATTTATTTCTCCGTTCTCTCTTTTAAGTTATTAATAAATTTTACAACATCACGCTGTCCTGCTTTAAAATAAATAGTTTTAGTATCGTCTTTTAATTCAGGTGATTTTTCAGGAAACGTCTCATTTAATAGTCTCACTAAATCATCTACGTTACTTGGTAATGTTAAATCTTCCATAGTTTTATTCGTCTAAAAAGGGAACTTTACTTCCAAAGGTCTCCTGTTACTGTACCTTTGTTGTATTCTGTTGCTCTGTTTTCAAAGAAATTAGCATGTTCTACACCATTTAATACCCAATCTAACCAACCTAGAGGGTTATGTTTTACACCATAATTAGGTTTTAATGATAATTGTAACAATCTTCTATCAGCTATATATCTAATATATTGTTTAACTTCTTCTGCTTTTAATCCTCTTATACCACCCATGCTAAATGCTAAATCAATAAATCTATCTTCTAAATCTACCATATCTCTAGCTGTTTGATATATACTTTTCTTAAATTTTTCTGTCCAAATATTAGGATTTTCTTTTATTAATTGATGAAATAATTTAATCATACCATCTACGTGATGCGTTTCATCTCTTATAGACCATGTAACTATTTGACACATGCCCTTCATTCTACCATATCTTTGAAAGTTTAGTAGCATAACAAACGAAGCAAACAACTGTAAGCCTTCACCAAATGCAGAAAAACAAGCCATCTCTCTAGCTAATCCTTCTAATCCTTTACCTTTACTTTCAAATAAATAGTTATGTTTATCAGACATTTCTTTGTATTCTTGAAATGCTTTGTACTCTTTATCAGGTAAACCAATAGTATCATTAAGTAATGAATAACTATGTGCATGATTAGCTTCACTTGTAGCAAAAGCAGACAACATCATTCTTACTTCTGGTGGTTTAAATTTAGGTATGTATTTATCTAAATATGCTTGAGCTATATCTACATCACCTTGAGTAAAGAATTTAAGTATTTGTGATATTAAATTTTTTTCTTCTACTGTAAGTCTTTCGTTCCAGTCTCTTACATCTTCATGCAATGGTACTTCACTAGGTAGCCAGTGCATTTTTTGTTGCATGTCATAAGATTCAAAAGCCCACTCATAATCAAATGGTTTGTAGTGTATACGTTCTTTAAATAAACTCATAATTTTTTTTCTAACTCCTTTAAATATTGTTCTTCTTCTGAGTGACAACACTCATTATTGTTTTCTTTTTCTTTTGTGTGTGTTTTACATTTTTTCTTTTTAAAGATAGCATCATAATTTTTTCTGTATGCTTCACTAGGAATGTGTACGCCATCTCTAATCTTATAGTCTTTAAAGCCCATAAAATAATTCTATCCCTTCTATTATTATTATTGCTAATAATTCTACTGCCAAGATTGTATGATAAACAGTCCATAAAACTGTTTGTTTTTGTTGTTTCTTTTTACAGTTACAATTACAACGCTTACGTCTTGGCTTGTCTATGTGGTCAAATATACTGCTATCTGTCATTATCCCTCACATGATAAACAATCAGCTTCAGGTATAATTGTTCTTTCTATTTTTTTAGACACTAACTCTGCACGTTTAATAGCTTCTGAACGACAGTAGTATAGTGTTTTTAGTTTACGTTTCCAAGCTAACATGTGTATATCATGTAGCTCTTTTACATTTACGTCAGCAGGTACAAACACATTTATAGATTGTCCTTGACAAATATATTGTTGTCTGTCTGCCGCATGTTCTATTACCCATTGTTGGTTAATCTCAATAGCAGTTTTAAAAATATCTTTTTCGTAATCAGATAATTCTTTTATATGCAAAACTGAGCCACGATTGGCAAGAATTGAAGTCCAAGTAGTATCATTATTAATTCCTTTCTTCTCTAATAATTTTTCTAAATACTTATTCTTAACTAAAAACGAACCTGACATTGTTTTTTGCACATAGGCATTTGCTCTATATGGTTCTACTGAAGGTGAAGTAGTGCCACAAATAATAGAAGACGAAGCGTTAGGTGCTATAGCTAACAAGTGTGCATTACGCATACCAGTACCTTCCATGTCAGGTGCTTCACCTCTTTTAATTGCTAGTCTTTTAGACTCTTCTACTGCTTGTTCTTTTATTTTTTTAAATATTTTTAAATTTAATGACTTAGCTAATACAGATTCAAACGGAATACCTTTAGATTGTAAGTAAGCATGAAAACCCATAGCTCCTAAACCTAAACTTCTTTCATTGTTTGCACTAAATCTAGCTCTAAATAATTCTTCAGGTGCATAGTCAATAAAATATTGTAACACATTATCTAAGAATCTAATTAAATCTGGTATAAATAATGTGTCATTCTTCCACTCATCATACTTTTCTAAATTTACAGAAGACAAACAACACACTGCTGTTCTATTGTCACTTGTTGGTAAAGTAATCTCAGTACATAAATTAGAATGATGTACTTCTAAACCTAATTTCTTTTGTGTTTCAGGTAACGCATCATTAATAGTATCAATAAAAGAAACATAAGGTTCTCCTGTTGCTACTCTAGTTTCTAAAATCTTTTGCCATAACTCTCTAGCAGATACAGTACGTACAATTTTTTTTGTGTGTGGGTCTATTAGATTCCAACTATCATCATACGTAGGTTCTTTTATACAGTTATCTATTAGTTGCATAAACTCATTACTAATGTTTACACCATGATGTAAGTTAAGACATTTTCTATGCACGTCACCACCACTAGGTTTTCTCATTTCAATAAATTCTATAATTTCTGGGTGTGATATATCCATGTATGCCGCATAGCTACCACGTCTTGTTTTGCCTTGAGAAAATGCAAGTATCTCTGAGTCTACTACGTGCAAGAATGGAATAGAACCTGATGATTGTGAACCACCAGATGTCATAGTACCATCACTTCTTACGTGTCCCCAGTAGCCACCAATACCACCACCAACAGAAGCTAACCAAGCATTTTCTGTATAGTGTCCTGTCAATCCTTCTCTACTATCACCTACATAATTTAAAAAGCATGAAATAGGCATACCCCTTTTACTTCCTGCGTTAGACAAAACAGGTGTAGAGTACATAAACCATAACCGAGAAGCATAAGAATAAATACGTTCAGCCATTTCATCATTATCTGAAAATGCTTTAGCCGCTCTAAAAAATCCATCTTGCGGTGAATCTTCTGTAGGCAATAGGTATCTATCTTTTAATGTTGTCTTACCAAAATCAGTAAGCAATGCGTCTCTGTCATAGTTTATCATAATATACTTCTTTCTTTCTTTTTTAATATGTCTATAAATTCTGCTCTATCTATTATAGCGTGGTCAACTTTAATTGGTTCAAAGTCATCTAAAAATAGTAAAACAATTTCTTTATCAAGACTACCACATGTATAAACATCTAGCTGTACTATTGCAGGAGATACTTCGTCCCAACAATGTAAAGCTATGTGTGATGTTTCAATACATTGGACAGCAGTAATACCTTTATTGTTTTCTGTATCTACATAGACAGCAGTAGGTCGTCCAAGAGGACGCATACCTATTGCTTTAACTAATTTACGCAACCACTTTTTTACTTTACGTATATCTTGTGGTGGCTTGTTTACTTCTGCCCTAATGATTATGTGTTTGTGTTCCATTATTTATCGCTGATTTTAGTTACACCTTCTTTTTCTATAATAAAATCAATGTATACTTTTGCTTTTTTTAAATCATCAACGCCACCTTTACTACGCCAACGTGTTATGTATTTCACAACATTCCCTTCGCAGTACGTAAGACCATTACCTATAATATAATCAATAGGTTCTATCTCTTTATTAGTATAGTGTGGTGGATTTTTTATTGGGTCTATCTTATCTGCCATAACTTTACCTTACCTGTTTTTTTGTTATAGTCACCATGCCTTAGTATTCTAGCAACTCTAGCTTGAGCTAGTGCTTCTTTAGCAGTGTAACCTTTATCTTTGTATATACCTTTTACTATTTTCCATAAGTCTTTTAATGGAACATTAGTATATTTTTGTATAAGTTTATTTGCAGTAACTACACCAACACCATCAATGCCGTCATAGCCATCAACTTTATCACCAGTTAATGTCTGTATCATAAAGTTATAGTCAGCCATTCTTGGTGGTATCTGTTCTACATTTAAACCGTCAGCAGATAAGTTACATGGTACTGTTCGTAAATCTTTATCTATACTAACTACAATTCTTTCTTCATTAGTTGGCTCAGTTGCCATGATACCTAACACATCATCAGCTTCTAAGTTAGCCCACATTACACCATTATGTTTTTTCATAACATACTCACGCAATGCTTTTAATGTCATTGGCTTACGCTTCTGTCTTCTGTTATCTTTGTAAGAAGGTAAGACATCTTTTCTAAAGTTGTTCTTATCTGTTAATGCAACAACATAATCATCTGCACTGAATGTAGAACCTAAGTCATCTATCACTGCATCTACGTCTGCTTTACATTTATTCTCATCACAATGTAATGTCCAAAGACCATCACCCCAATGAGTATCTACTTCATTATTGACTGCAATCTGATATAATAAAATATCACCATCAATCAATATTACTTTTCTACCTTTTAGTTTATCACTCATAATATTATCCTATGTTCTTTTTTAAAAATAATTCAGCAAGAGGCACTAGAACAAATCTACTTCTATTACCATCACCGCCGCTTTTAATATTCTTGATATATTTTTTTGCCAATTTTTTTACAGTTTTAGTATCAAATATTAAACGACAATAATCTTTATCACCGTTTGCTAATATATGAACCCAGTAGTCAGCCTCAGTTGCCATGATACCAGATGGTTTACCATAACATTCTACTTCTATTGCAATGTTATTAGTTTTAAACCACCAGTCTCTTTCTGTTTTGACTTCCATTTTGGTTTTGTCTTTATCAAGAATAGATACAATTCTGTTTTCTCTCTCCTGTCCGTACTTTAAATCTTTATCAAATTTCTTATTCATTAATGTGTTCCACTCCAATCATTTCCTATTTTATATTCTCCTGTTAAAGGTAGTCTTAATTGGAAGTGTTCGCCAGTACATTGTATTGCTTTGACAGCTAACCTACCAACGGTCTCTGCATCTTTTTCAAGACACTCAACCTGTATTTCGTCATGCACCCAAACGACCTGTTGGGCTTCAGGTATATTCTTAATTAATTTATCAAACTCAACAAGCCATTGTTTACAAACCAGTGCTCCTGAACTTTGTAGTAATGTATTGAGTGCCGCATGAGCTGAACGAACTTTAATCTGTCTCTTATCAAGACCAACTAAATGTCCTCTCTCTGCCGCTAATTGTACTTGCTCTATTAATTTACTTAGAGCAGGTAAGTTGTTTAAGAATCTTTTTTTAATCTTAGATGCTTCACTAACTTTTTTACCAGTTACTTCCGCAATACGTTTAACGCCACCACCATATAAAAAACAATAGTAGAAACGCTTTGCTAAATCTCTTGAGTCTAATCCTGCTAGGTTTTGTGTCTCTGTATGTATGTCACCATCTAATACAACTTTTGTGTACTCACCGTTGTCATACTTAGACATAAAGTGTGCTAACATTCTAACTTCTAATCCTGATATATCTATACCTACTAGCTTCTTACCACTAGGTACAGTAAATAAACTTCTACATTCTTTACCAAATGGTACAGACACGCTTGGTACTTGTGCCATGTTAGGAAACGAATGACTTGCACGTGCTGTTACAGTTGAATTAGTATTACATGTGCCATGTATCTTACCATTCTTTTCA